GTAATGCTTGCAACATTTGTAAGGTTTTTATCCGCATCAATTATAGTTGCGTTTCCAACTGACACTCCTTCTTCAAAGGTTCCTGTTAAGCCACTTACGGCGCCCGATCCTGAAATGGTGCTAGCACATGATATCGCGCCAGAAACGTTGAGAGTGCCGCCATCTACAAAATATACACTTCCCGTAACTATAAGTTCACCCGAACTTATCACTAGCGCAGGACTAGAGCCCGTAATAACAACGGAACCACCAGAAGTAGTAGTCGATCCACCGCTGCCAGATGTGTAAGAGCCGCTAGCGGAATACGTAGAATAACTGCTAGATGCCGCATAAGTGGTTTCACTACCAGAGGCGAATGATGAGCCCGCGCTGCTAGATATATAAGAGCCAGAAGTTGAAAGCTCAGAAACTCCATCAGATCCAGATATATAAACCGATCCCGTAAGCCCAATAGTGCCATGTGAACCAGATATCGAACTAGTTGAAATGCCCATTACTCGTCATCCTCCAGTGGAATCAGGTTCATTTTAAATTTCTTACCTGTCTTATTATTAATTACACACAAAAAGTCTTCTTCCTCAACAATTGTCCAATCGCCGCGATCATTTCTAAGGTGTAAGTCGCCAGTGTATACGTTTGCCCAGCGTTTCGCGGCTGATCCAAGGTTCCTAGTATTATCACCATCCGGAAGAACATCACCACCAGCTGGTCCTAAAATAATATCGCCATCGACTGTAAATGTAAGATCAGCGGCTGCCCCACCATCATCAACGGTTGTTATTGTGGTGGCACCAACGGCTGTAGTCGCAATTGAGAAATAGTCTCCAGTATCAGCTGAACTCAGAATTTTCAGATCAGTGCCTCCATCTGCGCAATTGATTATCAAGCCATTATTCGTGTCTGCACCAGTTGAAGTAAGCTCCATACCAGTCGCAACAGCCGTTCCATTTGTCCCGCCAGTTGCTGTGATGACCGCACCTTTTACAGTGGGGGTGCCGGCATCTGCTGCGTGCGTAAGCGTCGGGGTGACGTGTAAGCCATACATAGTGTTGGTGCCATTGGTGGCTGTGGTATTATCCATGTCAAGTTGGATACCATACATGGTATTGTCTGACGTAGAGGTGCCGGTTTTATCCCAGTCTATATTTAAGCCGACTATTGAAGCTTCAGTGGTATCCGAGTAATTCTTGTCTAATTCAATTCCAGTAACACCGCCATCCGATTGAACATGTAGCGCTGTGGCAGCAATTGCCGCGGCATTATTCTGAACTATTAGTGCGGTTTGTCTTGTTCCTGTATTTGATGAGTCATCATTAACTTTGACTGCGTTACCGGTTGTTAAGGCGTCTGCTGAAATATTAATTACCTTCGCCGTTGTTACAGCATCAGCAGTAATATGAAGCACATTCGCATCGACATTCGCAGCGTTGATTTCAACAGCTCTCTTATCAGTATCGTTGCTGTTGATCACTAGCGCCGGAACACCACCGTCGCTTGCGTTAGTTATCTCCAACGTTCCGGCGGGGCTGTTCGTAGAATCGCCGATGCTCACTCTATTAGAAGAACCTTCAATAAAAAGCATATGGGTTTCATCGATAGATTCAACTCTAAAGTCAACATCAACACCACCTTCATTAAAAGTTACTTCGTTTTGAGTATCCTCGGTGAGATCCATAAAATTGACGCCGCCGGCTTGAAAGTTTATGTCGTCAGTTGTAAAGGCGATATAAGTGTCAGTATCGCCGGCGTGCTCTATCTTCTCAGCAACCGAAACAGTGCCTGACACAGCCAGCGTGTTACCAAGGAAAGCAGCCCCAACGCTTTGAAGAGTGCTAGAACCAGAGTATGTGGTTGCTGTTATTGCCTGAGCACTTGTTGCGCCAGAAATTGTCAAAGCCGCACCAAGGAACGTGTTTCCTACGGCCTGTAATGTTCCAGATCCTGAAACATTCCCTGCGGCATCACAAACCCATTTGTTTACATCGCTGTTGTTTCTAATTTTTACAGCTTCTGTATCAGCGCTATCAGATGCTAAAATAAATCTAATGTCTTTACTACTAGCTTCGTTATCAAAAATTAAATGGCCACTGGTGCTTTTAATTTTAGAATTGCCATCATGTTTAATTCTTAAATCTTCTCCAGCACCTAACACAATAGGATAATCGTCTACATTTACAGACAACCCTTGGGAAGCTGTTAGTCTTCCCGTGATAGTAGTTACGTCTCCTGCGGCATCACCCAACGTAACGCTTCCCTCAACATCTAAGAGGCCACTAAAATATCCATTAGCGGCATAAATATTCGATGAGGCAGTAACGCTGGTAGCAGAAACTGTGCTGTTGAATATCGCAGCGCCAGCATCGGACATATCCAGCTGAAGTGCGTCAACTCCGGAACCGCCATCGTTTCCTCTAAGATAAATATCTTTATTGGATGTGACATTTTCTATATATAAATTATCAGAATCAACAAAGATTTCAACATCTGAGCCAGCACCAAGTATAAGAGGGTGGTCGTCTTGGTTGATATGCATCCCGTGAGATGCAGTTAAACGACCTCCCACATTAATTCTTTGATCAACTACAGAGGCGCTTAAAAGATAAGCACTTGGCGCCACCCCTGCATTAGTTATAATAAAACTACCAGTGCGGTAATGATGATCGTCTTTAGAATCTCCAAAATCGGTAGAACCAGTCGCATCAATAGTCATGATATCTTTTACATGAAAAGTGCTGGCGCTAACCGTGCCGGTAATGTATAGGTTGCCAGAAAGTATTAGAGAATTTGGAAGATAAGATTGAACACCAGATGCAGTGTAAAACGTTAGATATGCAGAACCAGTTGTCTGCCCAGTCTCATCGTAACAAAACTGCAGCGAGCCGTTTGGTCCTTCAGAACCAGAGCCCACATCGGTGCTGTTAACATATGCCCAACCAAACCTCGCCATTGATCAACCTCCTATTACAGCGCCTGACCACTTACACCTACGGAGCCCGACCAGTTAGGGCCATCAGCGCCTTCGGCGCGGCCGACTGAAATGTTTGTTAGGCCCGCAATTACGTCTACCTTCATTGCGTGAGTCGTACCATCAGACATAAGATGTATCTCTGAGACTTTTAGATCATATTTGTACGCCGAACCGGATGGATTCATTGGCAATGTCCAATAATTACCTCCTCTTATCTTTACACCACTATTTACAATTGGGTCTGATAGTCCTTCGGCACTAAACCCGATTCGGATTCCTTTATTCTCGTCAACATCTGGGCTTCCAGAGCCAGATACGAAAATCTGAAACCACTTTGTTATGTATGGAAATCGTATACACATCGTTGCTGCTGCAGAACCTTCGTCGTCGCCGCTTAAGCTTGCGCTTTTTGGCACAACTACTGATGCCGTGCAATACGGCGCACCACTAACTTGATAAGAGCCGACATTCTGTAATCCCGGCGATATGTTCCATGAATTTGCTCCCATTATAAACTCCTAAGAATAGCTATTCAATATAAATAGTCACTTGTTTCTTCTATTGCGCCTTTCTATTGCTCTTTGTCTTTTTAAGGCTTCTCGCTGGCGGGCCCTCTGTGCTCGGGCGCGCTTCTCTTTCTTTCTAATAGATGGTTTTTTATAGCGACGTCTATCTTTTACCTGTTCAATAATCTTCTCTTTTTTCACTTTCTTAGAGAACTTTCGAATCATTCTTTCGTTGTTATTTCGGCACTCTCTAGCTTTTACGCATACATTCACTGTTTTACTCATTCTATTTCATCGCATCCCAAATTTTTGCGGCGCCGCCAACCAAAGAAGAGATATCTACGCCGGAATCTCTGGGGCTTCCTAAATCTACCGAACCGGCTTTCGGTGTAGAAGTCTCGTGTGCGCTCATGGGTGCCGTATTTTCAAACAAATCGACTCCATTATAAGCATCAGCGTTAATAGCACTCATCAGCTTGGTCCGATGTTCATTAATTTTGGCTCTATCATTTCTTGTTTTTCGGACTATTGGTTCTCTAATAGGTTCTGCTTGTCTGCTCTCTACAACAAGATTTCCTTGCATACCTTTTGCCACTTCTGCAACCACGTTAGACAGCAGGCCTTCTTCTATAAGGACTTCGTGAATACACTCTTTTACGAGCGGCTTAATTAATTGTTTCAAATCATTTTTCTTCATTCTTAACTCTTAATAGCTCTTCTTTAATAATTTCTTCAAGGCCTCGATGCGCAAGGGTGGCATCAACCGCGCCTTCAGGTCCGCTAACGCTAGCGGGTGCTGCTGCGGGAAGCAGCTTGCTGTACTGCTTGATATATCTTTTTCTTTGTTTTTCATCTTTAATATTAGCCGAAACAGCATCTAAAGCTCCAACAAGCATATCATCAGTAACACCCTTCATTAGAACATCGCGCAAAGCTATACCCAAGATTGCCGGAACAGCTTTTAAACCAGCTCGCTTAATGTGAGAAATATGCTCAAGCGGATTGTACTGCTCATTCATTAGCTGCTCTAATAAGTGAGAGTTTTGTAGATCCACGTTATTTAAACTTTCAGCAATATCAATATCCGGATTTTTTATTTTTGAATTTGTAAAGTTAATTATCTGTTGTGTAAGCTTGCCAAGGGCGGGATCAAGCTTTGAATGCAAATCCGGATCTTCTGATTTCAGACCATTTCTGATCTGCTTCATGGTGTCACTAATAATCTTTATTATACTTGTGCCTTTTTGTTTTGCAACATATTCCATCGTTTGAAGCTCTGTGCCAATAAGCTGATGGGTTGGGTCGTCAAAAATCTCGTTCAATGATTTTTCTTCAAGTCCTCTTACGCCGCTAGTAGATGCTCCCGCAGATCTGGCGGTTCTTGGGTCTGCTTTGCCTCTGCGCGTGGCGCGCTCGGCATCAACATCAGCGCCAGTTACCGATGGCATACCTTTGCTAACAGCCATGGCGGCGGCGCGGATGGTATTAATAAAAGCAGCTGCATTTTGCATGTATATTTCTGCTCTTTTTGACTTAGCTGCTGATGCTGCAGTGCGGGCTGGAGCAGCGGCAGAGTCGGTGGCATCTGTGGGAGCACCTGCTTCTTCGTCACCGCCGATTCCAACAGCACCTGCCACAGCTTTACCTGCCCGTGTGGCGCCGCGCTTCAATTGATCGGCTGTGCGGGCCATGGCTCTTCCTGCTCTAGATGCTCTAGCAGTGCCAGTAACGCCAGATACCTTGTCCTTTATTCGATCCCACAGACCTTCATCAATTTCGCCTTCTTGCAAATATTGCATCCAGGCATCTTGAAACACCTTATCATCTTCAAAACTGCTCCAATCACTCATCTTCTAATACCTCGTTTAGTAATCTATTGATTCGATCTGCTTTTGTAAATACTCTATTTTTAAAATTTTTAGCCTCTTGCATCATAAATGCGTTAGGCGTAGATGGTTCCGACACAAAATCAAAGCAAATAAGTTGGAAATCATCTTCGACAATTGTTTGCCCAGCGCTTTCGTGCACAGAGCCCATGCCGCGAGAAGAAATTCCAAGTTTAACTCCTGATTCAACCAAGCTCTTTAAAACTTGACCTGACGGAGTGTCGAGAACTTTTACTTTGCCCATCACGTTTTTGTTATCCCACCATACTGATGTCACAAGGTGAGAGGCATTCTTAAGATTAATAACAGAATCTTCTGGGTGATCTAGTTCGCCCAAAGCTCTGCGTTCTTCTACGAGTTTAGAATAGTTTTTCATCTCTCGCATCAAAACTGCGTGCGGATAAATTCTTCCATTGCCGTTTTGAACATCGGCCTCTTGAAGTTTGCCTGACAACATCATGCCGCCGCTTGCCACATATCTTTTTTCCTCTTCAGTCAAAAGATCTTGACAAACGCCACCTTCGCATAGTTCATAATATTCTCGTAAGAGCTTCTTACCCATAGCTAAGATCCTTTACAGCAACGGCGAACGGGCTGTAGCATCCATTTACTAGTCCAACTTGTGTTCATGTTTTACTCCATCATCTCCGAAGAGCATTGTTAAAATATATGATGTTCCTGAAGATATTCCTCCAAGTAAGAAGAAATTAAATACAGTTACATCAAAACTAAATAGTTCTGTAAACGGAGAAAGTAGCATTAAAAGCCACCCGACGTGAAATCCCATACACATCGGGCAATTTGCTAATTCTCCGAGCTTGCCTTTCTTTGGTCTTAGCTTCGAAAAGACTTTACCATAGACAAGAATCTGTGTGAGCCCGTAGGCGCACAATATAAATGTTAATAGTTCCACTATTGTCCTCCAGTTGAAACATTGCCGGCTAATTTTGTAGTTTTTGCGCCGGCTTCGATAGCATCTTTAATATCTGTTGCGTTGGCCAAATTACTTGCAGCATCAATTAACGATGGTGCAGCGCTAATAGTATCTAATAAATCAGCAATCGCGCCAACATTAGTCGCAATATCCCCCATTAATAAGCCTGCGACTATTGAAATAATTGAAGCAGCTAGTGCTAGATTATCTGGGCTCATTAGGTCAGAAATTAAATTTCTCAATTGTTTTCCTAAAGTAAAGGGTAATTTGCCCGCCTTTCTCAACTTAACTGATAAATTGTAAAGCTTTTCTAAGGCTGGCTTTAGCCAGCTGGCTAATTTATCATTTTTCCATTTGCTAAACTTTTTAACTTGACCAATAAGATTCTGGGCGATTCCTTCTTCCAAGAGTCCCTTATCCTGCCATTCAGTTAAAGATTCAGATAAAAGAGTAAATTCTCTCTCAATCTGTTCTATCAATAACTGCTCTTCCGTTAGGAAGGTTCGCCAGTTTTTCATAATCACTTTTGTTTCAGACAAGTTGATGTTTCCTATTCAAATGTGTATAAATAATTCAACGAATATGGATCGCGGACGTATCCCTTTCTAATGGAACCTTGTTGTGATTTCTGTGGGACGTCTCCAAGCTCTGTGGCGTCTTCCTTGTCTGGGTGCATCAATTCATCATCTGCTAGTGAGACGATCGCCTCTGTAGACTCAAAGTATGGGCGCTCCTCATCAATGAATTTCGAAATATTTATTAAAGCCATCTTAGGAGTGCTTAAATCTTCCGAAGAAGCTTTTTCCATTGTAGCCTCAAATGATCCATAAAAAGAGCCGGCTTGAATAGATTCCGGAATAACAAGGCCTCTCTTGTGTAAGTGAGCAAACAATCTATTTTGCGCACCATAAACTAGATCATTCATGGTATCTTTAGGAAATGCTATAACCTTGTTCTTTTTTGTCGATAGCACAATATCAATATCACCATGATCAAAGATCATTAGATCGCCATTCATGCTTTTGCGAATATCCATCTCAAGGCGAACTTTAGCATCGTTCGCACCTGGGCCAATTTTAACTACTATTGCCATCTGTATAGATTTCCTTTACTAAAGATTGTGTTTTTAAAACGCTAAGCAGAAGCGAGTCACTAATGGGTTCTTTAGAAAAACCATCCAGCTTCTCGACAATGGCATTAGTTTTCTTCAACATCTGTTTGTCTGAAGAGATCTCTTCCGTTCTTTTGGCTTCTGCAAGTCTCTTCTTCAGTCTTGAAATCTCCTCATTGAGGAACGTCTTCAACGTAAGTGCATTATCTGCGAAAGATGAAACATAATATGTCAACAATTCCTTTTGTTCAGGCAATAGTGCTCCGTCGTACTTGGAGTTAAACTTCTCAGCAAACACTTCATACACCACCTTATCAAGCTTCATATTGTTTGTAGTATCATGAGCTTTTGACATACTTGTAATAACTTGATTTTCTAAAATAACTTTATTTTTTGGTGTAGTGTTGTCCGAAAAAAGCTGCGCTATTGTAGCCAGGGTTTTGTAATTTGGAACGAAATTATTGAACAAGGATGGACCAAGATCTTTGTTGATATCGTGTATTAGCGACGTCTGCATTTCAAAAATCGCCTGCTGCTCCAGCAGCTTCTTTTGAAGCTGCGCTTCTTTTGTGATTCTCTTTGATGTACTCTCTTTTAAATTTTGATTTTCATAAAGAGAACGATAACATTCGAGATCCCTTCTTAATATATTATCTCTGTTAAAATATTTCTTAATTAAATTAACTGCTGAATTTTGTCTTTCAGAATCTTTCTTTATAACCGCAATTGTGGCCTCAACGATCAAAGCCTCATAAACAAATGCAGTGTTTCTTTTTTTATTATGCTTTATTCTCATCTTTTTGTTCCGTTATTAAAGTCTCGTTCCTCTCCAGTTCTTCAATGAGCTTTCGAACAGAATTGTTAATCCTAAACAGATTATCTTCTTCTGCTCGTTCTCTCAAAGTATAAATAGGGTCTTCTTGTTCATAAATACCCGAACCGATGCCGCCCATCTTGGTAAGACTACCTATATCGCCCATACCTGGAACTATATTTCTAAGGGCAGCGCTACTTTTCTCCTTCGAATACTTGGATGCATATGAGCGAGTCCTGGCGCCGGCCGATCTCTTATCGGATTTCACGGGATAATATACTTTACCCTTTGATCCGGGAGTGAGTCGTGGAGAATTTCTAGAGCCAGGGGGAACTGCCAGCAGTGGAGACTCCTCGCCGCCACCTTCTGCTCCTCCGAGTTCTTCACCTCCGCCTAAATCTTCGGCGCCACCTAGATCGCCAAGGCCTCCGCCGGCATCGCCGGCCGGCATTTCCTCGCCTCCAAGGTCTGCTCCAAGGTCTCCTCCAAGATCACCACCAAGGTCTCCACCCATAGCAGCACCTTCGCCGGCGGCTGCAGCTTCTGCAACTGCCTGCAGGGCAGCATCCTGCTTGCGATCGTAATACATCTCTCTTTGGTTGCGAACAAATTCTTCGTGCGACACACCAAAAATATTTTCTGCAACCCAGCGACGAGAGAAGTAGCCCTCTGTGGCGCTGCCGGCAATATCAAATTTCGCTTTCCAGTGTTCGATTTCTTGAAGCTCTGCGATTTTCGAGGGATTGTTTAAGGATAGACTGAATGATAACAAATCGTCTCCCCTGAAGCCAAGCGTATAAAGATGAATAATGCCAATCTTCTCAAGTTCCGAGACAATTACGCGCTGCAATCTCTGAATAGTTCTTGCAAATCTAACGTCCTTCTGGGCCAGTGTTGTCTTATCTTCTTCGCCGCCTTCGCCCATCGTGAGGTATGACTGAGGGATCTTTAATGCAGAGAACAATTTATCTCGAAGATATTTAACGTCATCAATAGCAGTAGTATTTGATCCGCCGGCGAGACTCGTAACATCTGTTGCGGATCCTGCGCGAACGGGAATATAATAATCTTCCTCAATAGACATTGGGTTGTATCTTAAATCAACGCGCCCAGTTGAAGAGTCCACAACCGAATGTCTCTTTAATTGAGTAACAATCTTTTGCATATATTGTTCTACTTCGTTTGGCGGTACTGCGCCCACATCAATCTTGAAAAGTCTTCTTTCAGACGAACGAATAACGCGATACGCCATCATTGCATCTTCCATTAAAGTTAACTGTCGCCAGATGCGGCGGGCAGGCTCTAGAATAGATGTGCCATAGGGAGCATATTTATCATGACCAAGAATACGAAAATGACAAACCTGCCAATTTTCAAATGTCATGCCGGCAGAGTTCCACTGATATTGGACATAGTTAGGGTTTGTTGTGTCCATGCCTTCTAATCTTTCTATCTCTTGGGGCGGAAGAGATATTACAGCCTTTATTCCGAACTTCTCATCGATGTCCAAATACAAAAAGAAATCTCCATATTTGCACATTGTACGGGCCCAGCCAAAAAGATTGTACTGAACGTTTAAGATGCTCTCGTATAGAATTCCAAGAACCGCCTTGATCTCCTCATTAGAACAATTAATGTTTAACATCGGACGTAAGCTTGAATATGTCGTCATTTCATCTGCGTAAATATCCATCGAGGAGGCGATCTCAGGTGTGTATTCCATTTGATCAAAATCAACATATCTTTCTGCGCGGCGCTGATTGGCGATCGCATTGGTTGAAATCTGATCTAGAGGACTATAAAGAGATTTTTTAAATTGTTGGCCAGAAGCAGACTTAAAACGTGCAGCGAATTTATCTAAGTGTTGGCGTCTGATACGGCGGCCGGTCTGCGAACGATAATTAACAATAGGCCCAGAGAACAATCGAGTCAATCTTTTAAATAATTCAGATTGTCTGTTTGCGGGGTTTCTTCCTTGCTTTGGGTTGGTAGGTGCCATTAAATTCTCACTTTATAATCCATTTATATTGTTGGTACATTTTTTCAGCTGCTGACATTTTATCAAAAATTTCGCCTTTCTTGTATCCTTCCTGACCTTTAATCTGTGCATTCATAGTTGTTCTAGTGGTGTAGATTGCATTAACGAAAGCCTTCTGGTAATTTAAATCTCTTGCATTCGCTTGTAGTGCTGTATCTCTCACCCAACATGCTATAGCGAGAGCCATAATTAAATCATCATTATAGCCTTTCATTGCTTGCGGTTTACCATTCCTCCAAATAAAAGTCTTCATCTCGTTCACGGTGCGAGAAGAATATATGGTAATTAGTTTGTTTCTGATAAACTCCTCTAATTTAGCCACGATGAGAGGGCGCGTCTTCATGGAGGTCGTAAAGCCGGGAACAGCAGATGTTCTAACTTCTGCTTGGTGCTGTTCGATATATTCATGTGTAGACTTGATAGAATGATAGACGTTGGGATATTGATAGTCGCCTATAAGTTTGTCCAAAACCGAATAGCCAATATTGTTATTTTCCACGACCATCATACATCCACCAAACTCATGACCAACGCTATTAAGCATATTAGCAAACATATCTAGTGTTGGTTTTCCTTGATATTCTCCAATAACTTCAAGCGTCTCAAGCTTAATAATATGAAATGTCGAAAAGTCTGCACCATCGCCTCGTGATACATCAGCAACGAGCAGATAATTGCACGTAGGATCATATTCTTCGAAAATCCAAAAGTTTCTATCAAAGCCTGTTCTGTATTTAGGATCGCGAATAGTGGTCAACATCCACTCCATGCACTCAGGATCGATAACGGTCTCACCAGACGTGTTGAAATTGCACTCAAGCTCTTGCGCAATCTGGCGCTTAGACATGTTTCTGGTTTCTTTCTTATACCATTCTTGATCTCTATCTGGATGAACATCCCACATAAGGGTAGTTAAGTTAAAGTTGTTCGAGCCGGCGTCAGAATCTGTACAGGTTTTGTGGAACCAATTACCTACACCATTAGGTGTGGATAGCGCAATGCATCGTCCACCGGTGGATAGCGTGGGATATAGACCGGTCCACAATTCTTCTAACCCATCAATATGTGCGGCCTCGTCCAACACCAAAAGAGACAAAGCTTCCGAGCGGCCGGCGTCACCAGATGTGGAGGCGGCCTTAATCGAAGAACCATTAGAAAGCTCAAAAGACGTGCGGTTGTCTACACTGATTGTGGCTATCTTAAGCCAGCCAGGGACATTGCGCATGATGTTCTTAACTTTCTTGACCAAGTTTCCTGCTGTTGCAAACTTGGTCGCCATAACAAGAATAGCCTTGTCGCGATGGAATAACATCATCCATACAATGTAGCCAGCGGTGATAGTTGAGATACCCAACTGACGAGCTTTTAGAATAACGTTAAAACGGTAATCATTAAAATCTTTGAGAAGCTCATCTTGGAAGTCGAAAGTGTTAAAAAGAATAAGTCCATGTAATGGGTGCGATATTCTTGCGTAGTTGTTAAGGAAGTAGGAGGGGTCTTTTCCACACTTAAGTATCTCTTTAACCTTATCTTGCTTTGATAGTTGAAAACTCATTAATCATTTTTTGACTTTGGTCTCTTATCGTTTTTTGGGCGCTTGCCTAAGCCGCCTTGATCAAGAAAACTGCGCCAGGAGGCCTCAAGACGATCTTCCGAAGCTTCTCCCACTATTACAACATCATCCATGCCACCAATTCTATAATGACACTTGGCTGTTACCCAGCTACGAACACGAGAAGTGCTCTCAACTCTCATCTCGGCCTCGCCTTCCTTTGTGAGGGTTACCGAGTTTCCAGTAATCTTACGATACTCTTTTTTAAGGAAGGATGCAATATCTGCAATCTGTTGCTCGACCCCAGCTTCAAAACCGGAGGCGTATACTTCTTTTAATTGAACTTCTGAATGATACTGAATACACATCATTGGCCCATAAAACGACACATTAAATCCATCAAGAATTCTTCTATCAAGGATTGGGTCACCCTCTTCTCTTTTTAGGCCGGCCTTTAATGCTTCGCCGTCTTCTGTGAGTGCTCCGTCATATGCATTGGCCGCGGCTTGAGCCAAACCTTGAACTATTTCATAAACGTCTGCCATTATTCTTGTGCTCCTTGTTGTGCGGCTTTCTGCATCTGAAGCAGGGTGCTGTTAATGCGCAGGCCAATGTTCCCGAACATAGCTTCGAGAGCCTTCTTTCTGTTCATGGGAGAAATCTTTTTGGTTAGCAATATTTTTGTCAACATATCGGACCACTCCTCGGGAGACATAAGACTACCAGTTTCAGTGGCCGTTGCTACTTTCTTCTGGCGCATGTCTGGTTGGCCGGCAGGTGCGGCGGCTGGCGCCTGTTCTTGCTCTTGTTCTTCTAAAGATTCATAAATAATTTCTTTAAGTTTACTTTTTGTTAGCTTCATCGGGTCTCCATCCTTTTAACCATCTTTCTTCTCTTTCCTCGACATACTTAATGTAGCACTTATTACAA